TCGGCATCGGCTTCCGCATCGCGAACAAGACGAATCGACAGCAACGAACGACGATGTCGGCGATGCCCCACCCCGCGAGGCAGATGACGGTGATTTCAATACATTCGCTCACCCGCCACCCCCTTCCTTTGTTTCAGTGATCAACTCGTCGCGCTGCTTCCGCATGGCGGCGAGTTCGGCGCGCAGGCGCTCGATCTCTTCGGCGGCCTCGTCAATCAGCACCCGAGGACATTCATCCTCGTGCGGACACCACGCTCCCAGCCGTTGCAGGATGTCGGTCATGCCTCCCCCTTCCGCATCGCGACTTTGGTGTCCCATGCTTTGTTGAACGCGTACACCGCCAGCCTCGGAGAATCACCGAATCCCGCTACTCCGTCTTGTAGGTTGTCGCCGTATAGCACGCACCACTGATTTCGGTCACGGAAAATCCTCGGTTTCAATAGCGCAACGAGGTTCATTTCCGCGGTCTCAATCGCTATGCCGCGTTCGATCTCGTGGATGTCGCTCACGCGCCACCCCCATTCCGCATCGCGGCGATGACGGCGTCGGCCACGCTCACGGTGTATCTCGCCGGATCGACGCTCCGGGATGCGGAGTACAGCTCAAACGCAGGGACGATCAGGGCGCACACCAGCCGCTCGCGCAGTTCGCGGTCGCGGTCGGCGGGCGGATGCGACTCAAGCCGCCCGTGCAGGATCGCGTTCGACGCGGCGAGCGTCTTGATGTCTGCGTCCTGCTCGACAACGCGCTTCAGCAGCCCGTCACGCTCCGCGACGAGCGCGGTGAGGGCGGCGTGTCGCCAAGGCAAGTGTCCGATGGATGCGGCGTACCCCAAATCGCGCACTAGCGCGTCGATGTCGTCGATGTCGTTGATGTCGTTGGTGGGGTCGGTCATCGCTCCCCCGCTTCCTGCGCGATCGCCTTGCCGAGCAGCTGCTCGTACTCGGCGACGAGCTCGTTCCACCGGGCGAACCCGATGCGGTGCTCGAGGAACTGGAGCTGCACCTCGTAGTGCGCGCAGTTCTGCTCGAGGCGGCGCGTCACCTTCAGTTCCTTGCGGAGCATCGAACGCTGCGTCTCGAGGTCGGCGACGGCGGCCGCATGGCGGCGCTTCCAGTCGTCGACCTCGCCCTCGAGCTTCTTGATGGCGGCAGGTATGAGTCCGCTCATTCGACCTCCTTGCCGCATTCCCAGATGCTCACGACGACGTACGCGATGAACAGCACCCATGCCATGCCGCCGAAGATGAGGAGGCCCGCGCTCATGCCCGCACCTCCAGCTTCGGGCGGCGCAGCGCGGCCTGCTCGTCAAGGTCGCGGACGATCGAGTACTCGGCGATGGCGTGCTCCACCACCCACGACTTGGGGCGGTCGATCCCCTTGCTCAGGAGGCAGATGCACCTGTGGCATTCCCCCGACACCCGCACGGTGTGCGAGCGGGCGGTGCGCCGCTTTGTTCGCTTCTTCTGCATTGGGTTCCCTTCTGGCGCTTGTTGCGCCGTGTTACCGATTGTAACAATCGAACACACGCCGTCAAGGGCTTGAGGGAATTCCACTCGACCCGCCGTCCGTGGCAGCCGCAGGCAGGAAATGCGCGCTTCACGAGGGCGCCCGCGCCCGTGACCGACGCGGCCCAGTGCACGAGGTCGCCGAGCCCGCGCGGCCTGCCGGCGTAGTGCGGGCACTTGGCGCAGGTGCGCGGCGCCGGCTGCGCGCCGTGCGCCCTGGCCTCGGGGTTGGAGCAGACGCGCAGGCGGATGTGCCGGCACTCCCTCATGTGACCGTGACCTTCACCGTGTAGGTGCAGCAGTCCTGCCAGTACAGCTTTGACTGCTGGCACTCGACGTAGTTCACGGTCGGCGGGCTCGTCGTGTAGTCCTCGCAGCCGCAGCCGCGCTCGATCACCGTGACGCTCGGGGTGGTGATGTCGGTGCAGACCGTCTGCGGCGAGCCGCCGACGAAGTTGCCGCTGCCCGTGAAGGCACCCCATGCGAAGTTCGTGATGTAGAGGTTAGTCCACGTGTTGGTACCGACGCATCCGCACCTGCCGCTGATGTCGAAGTCCTGGTGCGCCGTCTGGAACGCCTGCGGGGTGATGGCCGTGCTTCCGCAGCAGTTGACAGTCTGGCTCCATGTGCCGCTCGTGTCGTAGCACTCGGCGCCGGGCAGGCAGTCGAACGAGATGCACATCTTGTGACAGCCGTTGTCCAGGCAGCAGGTGTACTCCGCCTCGTAGTCGGCAAGCACCGCGTTCTTGGTGTAGTCGTTGTAGTCGACGCACCAGCGCCAGTCGCTGTCCTTGCAGGTGAGGCAGCCGGGACCGCACCAGTCCTGGCATGGCAGGATCGGGCCGAGGCAGCTTCCGCCGAAGCAGCCTCCGGTGCCCGTGTTCTCGGGAGTCTCGCTCGTCGACGCGAGTATCGAGCCGTCGAGCCTGTAGCGGACGGTCGATGCCTTGTAGGAGTTGATGACGCCGCAGCCCGGGTTGTAGGTGTGCGTGGTCCAGTCGGTCGCCTCGTAGCTGTACTCGTAGTCCGCTATGACGACCGTGGTGTGAAGCGTTCCGTCGATGTAGTACTTGCGCGTGCAGTAGACCTCGACCTCGTAGAGGATCGAGGTCGGCTGGCCCGGGTCGCATGCCGCCATGTACTCGCAGCAGTCGTCGAAGCAGTCGGTCGGGCAGCAGCGGTAGAGGGTCATTCCTTCTCCACGAAGCTCGGCGGCACGAGGTACCAGCCCTCCTGCAGGGCGACCCGGTTGTCGGACAGGATCCACTCGTCGCTCACGCGCACGTACACGCGCGCGCGCACATCAGGACCCAGCCGGACCGGGGCCGCTTCCGGGACCAGCACGGTCCTTGCCGCGCATCCACTCAGAGATGCGACGACCACCGCGGCGCAGAAGAGGACGGTCCACAGCAGAATCCACGGCACGAGCCGGTCTCTCAGCGAGACCTTGAAGGAAACGAAGCAGCGCCGTAAAGAGTCCGGTGAAGAACTCGGACACGTCACTTGACCCCCGCCGCCTCGCTCGAGACGTTGTTGTCTCGGGCGAAGATCAAGCCGAGGCCGGTGATCACGGCCGCGAGCGCGACCTCGTAGTTCGGCACGGTCGCCGGGTCGCCGTCGAAAAGCGCCTGGACGCACGACGCGATGGCGATGATGATGCCAGCGATGCCGGCGGCGGTAGTCTTCCAGCTCTTTTTCATGGATTCTCCTTCTTTTCGAGGTGCTTCATGCGCTCGTCCATGCGGACGATGTCTTCACGGAGCCGGCCGAGCTGCGCGTGGATCCAACCGGAAGCGCAGAATGCGGCCACGAATGGGGAGAGGATCGTGGCGAGCTGCTCGAACGTCATGACTTCCATGCTCCCGTGAAATGCCCTTGGGTGTGCGAGACCTTCCACACGCCGCCCACGTTGACGTAGACGACGCAGGCCTTCCAGGTTCCAGCGAGGTTGAGGTAGGAGGGGGTGCAGTAGAAGGGGATCATCGGCTCGCCTCGTAGATGGCGCGAGTCGCGCCCTCGTCCCATTCCGTGCCGTCTAGGTTCAGCACCTGAAAGACTTCGCCCGTGTCTGATTGGATGTGAGCGATGTTCGGATTCATGGTCAGATCGCGACGAGGATGGTGTTGATGGTGAAGCGAGCCTGGACGGTCGCTCCGTTGGTGAATCCGACTCGCACGTACCTCCAGGACGGGGCGTGGACGATCTCGGCGTACTGGCCGCCGCCAGTGACCGCCGCAGTCGCAACGCTCTTCACGCGCCGCCAGTTCGTGTTGTCGCGGCTGACCTCGAGCCACAGCGTTCCCGACACATCCGACTCCGCGCCCACGCGCAGTTCCTTGGCGAAGGTGTTGGCGTTCGCGAAGACCGATCCCGCGACCGTCTGGGTGACGTCGCGGCTGGTGCCTGTGAAGGTCGCTGAAGCGCCGAGCGCGGTGCTCGAGTCGTCGTAGTTGATGCCCGCGCCGCCGACGTTGCCCATGCGGACGTTCGAGGAGACGGCGGTGGCGTTCACGGCCTGAGTCGCATACCACGGCGCAACCGGGGCGGGGCTCGCCGCTGCGACGATTGTGGTCGTTGCCGCAGTTGTCGCCGTCGAGAGGCGAAGGCGGAGGTACCGAGCCATGCGCTCGACCTTCCACAGTCCTGCGGCGCTGAAGGTGGTCGCGGGCACGCCGGCCGCGGTGAACATCGTGGCGGCCGACCAGTTCGTATTGTCGTTGCTCCACTCGGGGGTGACCACGCCAGTTGTTCCCATCGCCACGCAGTGGATGGACACCGACTGCAGGAACTGGCAGTCAATGGTGAGCAGCACCGTGTTGATCGTGATCACGCCGGTCTGCGTGTAGGTCTGCGAGACCTCGTAGCGGGCGGCGGGCATCGGCGCCGTGGGGGTCACCAAGGTGGCCGTGTCCGAGGCGCCGAAGGTCGCCTTCATGCGCTGGACCTCTTCACCGGAGACGGTGTCGGTGCTGAGGACGCTGCCGAATGCGGGGAGGGTGATGCTCATTTACTGGTACCTGTAGTAGATGTCGCCGCCGACACCGCCCGTGGGCGCGGCCGTGCCGGACGTGATTGTGGGGACTCGGGTTCCGTTGACCTCGACGCTGGTGCCGATCAGCTTCAGCTTGCCGGCTCCGGCCTCGAGGGTCGCATCGGTGGCGTCGTGGCTGGCCCTGAGGAAGTGGCTGGCGTTCGCGAAGCCGCCTGCGTAGACGTACAGCGTCGGGTTCGTGTGCGCTGTCGCTGGGCGTCGGTTCGCGTTGCCCATGCCGTTCTGGCTGACGAGGCAGAACGAACCCGCGTTGCCGCTTCCGATGTACGGCGCGGCGTACCAAGCGCCGTTGCCGCCGCTCTGCGCGTAGTAGGAGAGCAGACCGCCGGTGTTGCCGAAGTCCAAGTTCTTGCTCGCGACTACCGCGAGGTTGTTCGAGAACTGGAAACCCGCGTTCGTGTTGAGGTTGCCCGCGCTGTCGATCGTGCCGACGAGCGCGTAGTCTGCCGAGGTGGTCAGGTCGAAGTACACGCCGAAGTCGCCGCTCGGATGCGGGTCGGGCATGAAGTCGATGCGCCCGTTCACCGTGTTCCGGATGTACTCGCCGTTCGTAAGCGAGACGCTCGCGAACTTCGGAGCGTCGGTCGTGCCGAGGCCAAGCGTCGCGCGCTGCGCGGCGGCGTCGGCGTCGTCGAGGATCGCGAGGCCAGCCGCCGTCACGCCGTTGTCGGTCATCGTCTGCGACCAGGTGCGGTGCCGCCATCGGGTGTTGGCCGCGTGGTACTGCCACATGTCGAGGTCGGTCGGCGTGCCCGACTGCATGTCGAAGCCGTGGATCTTGTGCACCACGGGGTTGGGGTAGGCGCCCGTGAGGTCTCCGCCGGCGGGGCCGGCTGGTGTCTGGCTCGGGGCCGCGACGCTGAGCGACTGCAGCGTCTCGGAGACGGTGAGGCTCTGGACGACCGGGCTCACCGTGATCTGGCTCATCGGGTGACCTCCGGCGTGATCCGGTAGGAGCCCTCGAGGATGCGGACGACCGTCGTGCCGTCCGTGTACTCAAGGTCGTAGACGCCCTCGGTCGGCGCGGAGAGCGCCGCCGTCTGCGCCGCGGTAAGCGTCACGGCGATCGTCGAGTTGGCGCCGGGCGTCACGACGAGGCCAGCGGCCGGGCTCGAGGTGAGCGAGAAGGTCGTCGTGGCCGCGGCGTGGCTGGTGCGGCCCTGCATGCGCGCTGTGTACCCGGTGAGGTTGACGCCCGTGACCGTGAGAGTGAAGGTGAAGGTCGCGCCCTGCTCGATGTTGATGTCATAGTTGGCCGCCATCGGTTCTCCTAGCAGGTTCCGTCGATCGCGTTCTCGCACCAGAATACCCATTGGATCGTGCCGTTGGTCCTGCGACGCGCGAAGACCATGACAAAGCATCCGGTTGCGATCGGCTTGACCGCGAACCCGGCGGGGATGTTGGCGACGGCGTAGCCCGGCATGATCAGGGTCGAGGTGTTTCCGGCCTCGGTCACGTTGAGCGCCGTGCCCGTGTACCAGGCCTCCGCGGTCCTCGAGGCGAACACGCCCGTCGATCCGATCTCGGCGGCCTCCCATGTGTAGGTCCATTGGTAGCTCGCGCCGCCGATCGCCGAGGAGCCCGTGATCTTTGCGAGGATGTACGGCACGGCCTCGTCGCGGTTCCGCCACGAGGTGCGCGTGAGCTCGTCCGACATCCGCCGGTTCGCCGCCGTCTCGCGTTGTTCGCGTGCCTTCATGGGTAGGTCAGCCAGGATCCCTCGAGGGCCATCTGCTCCGCGAGGGTCGGATCGGGTGCGATCGCGAAGATGATGGACTTGTGGTTCGCGGTCGAGCGGTTGATCGACCGCCAGTAGACGCTCGTCGCCTTGCCGCTTGAGCTCAGCTTGATCACGTTGTCGTTGTCGCGCAGCGGAACCTGCTCGCAGTCGTACCACTCGTCCCATCGGAATCGGTAGGTCACGCGGTAGAACTCGTCGCGGATGTGCGCTACGTCCGCGTCGGTGCAGACGACCTGGTTGGCCGACCAGTGGAGGAAGCTGGCGGAGTTCCACTTGCCGCGGCAGAGGTCGATGTCGTCGTAGATCCCGACGAGGCTCTTGCCGGTCTGCGAGACATCGAACACGAGCGACAGGCCGAACACGGTCGAGGCGATGCGTCCCTCGACGGGACGGCCCTCCTCGTCGACGGCGGTGCCGCCGATGTCGACGGTAGTGTTGAGGTTCGCCGACGGCTGCGTGGTGAAGGTCTTGTTCCGGTAGTTGGCGACGGTGCGCTCGGTCGCCGCAAAGGAGACCTCGACGGGGAGCGTGAGCTGCGGCGTGCCGGGAGAGCCGATCTCGGCCCACATGTACTCGGTGCCGTAGGTGATGACGCAGTCGAACACCTTGCCGACGGTCGGCTCGACGGGCACGATCTGCATCGAGCGGATGCGCATGGTGCCGAGCACGGTGCTCGTCGAGAAGGTGCCGTACAGGTCGAGCGGCTCGCCGACGGCGTCGCGGATCGTCTTCAGGTCCGTCTGGCTCTTGAAGTCGAGCGATGTGTCGGACACGAGGCGCTTGGTCACGACGTACGCCTTGCCGGCGGTGCCGCTTCCCTCCTGCCACGCCGACGAGATGACCTTTGAAACGATCGCCATCACTTGCTCCAGAGGTTGAACATGTTCGAGATTCCCGTCGCGGCGCCGAGCGCGACGTCGAGGATGCGCTGCCCGGCCTGCGCGGTCTGCATGATGTCGGTCACCCGCTGGAACTGGGAGCCCATGTCCTTGCCCTCGGTCAGCATGTCGGCGGTCCGCTGCGCCGCGAGGTCGCTGCCGCCGCCCGCCGCCAGGGTGCCGAGACCGACGCCGATCGCGCCCGGCATCTCGTTCATCGCGAACTGCAGCATGCGCGACTGGCTCGTGTTGGTGCCCGCGATGCCGCGCGCCATGCCCGTCCGGAGCCCGACGCCCTCGGCCGCCGACAGCGGCCCGGCGCCGCGCGCGGCCGCCGACTGCGCGAGCTCGCGCGTGAACCCGAACTGGGCGAGGGAACGGCGCTGGTCCTGATCGACCCTCTTGAGCGCCTCGACCGCGGCGCGCCGCTCGGCGGGCACCTGCTGCACGGCGCTGGCGAGCGCCGACATGGCCATCGTGAGCCCCGCAGAGGCCGCCCCAGCCGCTCCAAGCGCGAGCCCCGCTGGACCCATGGACGCGAGGCCGAGCGCCCCAGAGGCCATCCCAAGCCCTCTGGATTGAAGCCCGAACTTCCCGAGGCTCTCGGCGGCCTTCTGCGTCTGTGAGTGCATGCCCTTGAGGCGGTTCTGCGTGCGCTCGGCCTGCGCTTGGAGTCGCCGTAGCTCCTTCGTCGCGGAGTCGGTCGCGGCGACGAGGCCCTTGGAGTCGCCCGTAATCGCGATGTTGACGCGGTTGAGCTTAGCCACGGTTGAACCTCTCGATCGCCTTCTGCACCTCGGCCTCGATCAGCGGCGCGGCGAGGCTGAGCGACTGGACGGCGCTCCTGCGGATGAAGGGATTGGGACGGACATGGCCGACCGTGGTCTTGCTGGCGTCCTTCTTCTTGTCGCCGCGCTTGATGCGCGCCTCGTACTCGCCCTTGCTCGCGGCGCGCTTGATCGCGTGCCCGCGCTCGACCCACCGGAGGTACCAGTGCGGGGTGAGGTACGAACCGGGGATCTCGCGGATGCCGACCGCCGCCCACACCACCAGCCCCTTGTTGTAGCCCTTGACCTTCGTCGCGCCGCTGAACTTGAGGTGGACGTTGGGGCGCACCGCGCCGCGCACCTGCTCCGTCGCCGTCGCGCGCCCGAACGGCGCGTTGGCCTCGACGACCTTGCGCGCCGCGCGGGTCCACTTGCCGAAGCCGCGGCGCATGGCGTTGCCGGCCTCCTTCGTCGGCAGCGACAGGAGGGCGGCGTTGATGCGCTGCACCGCCGCCATGTCAAGCTCCACGATCGTTGCGAATGAACCTCGAGGCGATGTCATGGGAGAGACCCTTGTGTCCGTTGACCGCGAGCCACGCGGCCAGCGGCGTCTCGAGCGTGGTGACCGTCACGGCGGCCAGGGCGAGCTCCCTGGCCGCCAGCCCTAGTCCAGGCCTTCCCCGTAGAGCTTCTCGATCTCCTTCGAGAGCCCGATCACGGCGGGCGCCGAGAGGTTGAGCGCGGTCTCGTAGGTGTAGACCCTGTTGCCGTTCTCGTCGATCACATGCGCAGAGACGTACATCGCGGCCATGTTGGGGCCGCGCGACTCGGCGTCGATCATCGCGACGAGGTCGGCGACGGTCGGTCGGCGCAGGCGAACCGCCTCGCCGCGGAAGGCGATCTCGAGCGGCCTTGCGGATAGTGCGTCGTGGATGCTCATGTGTTGTCGATCGTGATCGCGCTGCCCGAGAAGATGAGCGAGAAGGTCGCCATGGCGACGCCGTTCGGAGCGAGGGACAGGGTCCAGTTCGCGACCTTGGCGTTGCCGGCGACCGAGAGACCGGTGCCCCAGACGATCTCGACGGCCGTGAGGCTTGTCCCGTTCTTGAGGCCGTTGAGGATCGTGTCGTGCGAGGCGTCGAAGAAGACCTCGCAGTCGACGCTGCCCTCGAGGAAACCATGCTCGTGGTCGCGGAAGGATGCGCCGATCGCGGTCGTCTCGATCATCTGGCGGGAGACGTTTGCGGTCGCGGTCATCGTGTCCGCGATCGTGGATCCGTTCACGCGGAACAGGCATGCGCTGGTAGGTGATGGCATTAGAGGTAGACCTCGAAGAAGGCGGTGCAGGATGCCGGCTCGGCCTCGTCGCCGTCGCCGAGGATGGGCTCGTCGAGCCGGGGTAGTTCTGTCTCGACCGAGCAGCCCAACGCGCCCGTCGCGCCCAGAGCCATGAGCGAGGCGCATCCGCTCGCGATGCTTTGCGCCGAGGCCATCGTCTCCGCGACGGCGGTGACGGTCACCGTGTGGCGCTTGAGCGCGCTGGTGCCGATCGCGGCCGCCTGCGACTGGGTGACAGCGACGACGAGCGCGGGCAGGTCGGTCTCCTGCATGCGGGCGCCCGTGTAAACGCGCGTGCCGGCGGCGGTGCCGCCCGACAGCCAGGTGATCACCGAGGCCTCGATCATTCGACCTCCATGGCGTCGATCACGGCCACGCGGTCGCGGTTGTCAAGGTTGTTGATCGAGACGATCCGCAGGGTCTTGCCGCGGCACTCGAGGCGATCGACGGCGGTGAGCGACACCCGCGCGATGTCGGGCCATCGGCAGCGCAGCTCGGTCGCGGCGACCACGGCGACGCCGTCGGCGTAGACCTGCTCGGTGCCCTGCGACTGGCGCAGGTCGACGCGGATCTCGCCAGCAGTCGTGTAGGTCGTCGACCGACGGCCGAGCGAGTCGACGCTCGTGGACGCGCGCTTGACCGTCGCGGCGTGGCGGAAGCGGCCAGCCGAGATCATCGGAGGTTGCTCCTCGTCGAGAGATGGTCGAGGATGTAGCCGAGCGACAGCGGCACGGTCGAGAGGCCGATCGGCTGCGCGGCCTCGGGGTTGTTGTACCAGTGGCCAACGAGCGCGATCACCGCGTGCACCAGTTCGTTGGGCAGCGAGCTGTAGCCCGCCGTGTAGGTGACGTTGATGTTCGTGCCTTCGTAGATGCCGGGCGCCTGGAGGAACCGCAGGACGGGGATCGAGCCCTCGGAGCGGTCGATCCAGTAGTCGGTGGCCGGCATGGTCGTCAGGACGTTGGCCTCGTTGCGGTACTGCACGGAAGCGAGCGAGACGAACGGAACGGCAGGTACCAGCGTCTTCGCGAAGCTCGCGAGGTAAAGCGTCTCGGTCGTCGGGCTCAGGCTCAGCTGCGTGCGGCGCTCGATCAACGAAATCGCCGCCTCGCGCAGGCGCACGAGGTCCTTGTCGTCATCGTCGTAGTCGACCTTGAGGGCCGACTTGAGCGTGCTGAGTGGGACGGTCATAAAGGGTTCCCGGCGCTTTCGCGCCGGTCACCCGCAGCAAGGGGAAAGGATCAGACGGTGATCGAGGCGAACGCCTCGGGCAGCATGATGTGGCTGTCCCACCGGGTGTACAGGTAGAGGTTCGTCTGGTGCGTTGACGCCGCCGAGAACGGGTCGAGCATCGAGGTAATGCCCGTGCGCTCGAACATCTCCATGTACTCGAAGTTGCCGACCACGGCCACGACATTGCCGTTGGTGGTGTCGGTCGCGGTGTTGATGTAGGCGCTCAGGCGGTACGGGATGCCGTAGATCGTGCCGGGCGCGCCCTGCGAGAGGCCGCCGGTCTCGTTCAGCTTCCAGACGTAGTCGGTCGTGTTGACCTTGATCTTGCGAATGTGCTGCACGAGCGAGTCGTGCATGATCCACGAGAAGCGACCGCCGCTGCGGTACTGCGGCGAAATGCGGTGCACGCAATTGATGAGCATGTCGCCGGTGAGGTCGTCGCTCGCCGAGTTGCCCGCGCCGCCGGCGCCGATGTTCTCGATCTGCGTGATCGACGCGGTCTCGATGCCCTCGGGCTGCGAGCTGCCGGTGCCGACCGTGAGGTATTCCTCCATCGAGAGTGCCATCGACATCGCGCACTTGTCGGCCACATAGTTGAGGCCGCCGCCGACTCCGCCCTGTCCGATGGCGTCCTCAATGTACTCCTGGCTCATCGTCACGCGCGTGGCGAACTTGTAGGGCACGACCGAGATCGCCGTCGAGAACGACGGGTCGGACGCGCTGATCGCGCCGCCTTCGGTGACGAGCGCCGTGGTCGGGAGCGCGTTCTCGACGGTGATCGTGCGCTTCGAGTCGATCGGCACGACGGTGCAGAGCGCGCGGATCACGCTCTGCTGCCGGAGGCGCTCGACGATGCGGCGCTCCATGTCGGTCGGGATGCCCGCGTTGCTCGAGGCGAGCGACAGGGCGCGCATCTCGGCGGAGTTGCCGGAGATCAGCGAGTTGACCCAGCGGCGCTTGTACTCCTCGCTCTCCACGCCGATGCCGCCCTTGGGCGCGCGGCAGTCGAACTCGGCGCGGGACTCGAGGTCCTTCAACTTCTTTTGGGTCTCGCGCAGCTGGATGAGGCGCTCGGCCGCGTCGAGGTCGGCGTCCATGCGCGCGATCTTCTCGCGCTCCTCGCCGGAGCCGCGCTTGGTGATCTCGTGGGTATCCGCGTCCTTGCGGGCGGCGAACTGCTCGAGCGCCCGTCGGTACTCGTGCACGGTGTTCTCCATCTGGGTCAGGTCGTCCATCGTGAAATCCTCGTCATGTGAAGTGCGAGCCGCGCGCGCGCGGCGTCCATGGAAGCCGCGTCAACGCGACGCAGGCTCGAACTGGTCTGGGGGTAGGCGGCGTCGACGACCACGCTGATCTCGACGAGCTTCGCTTCGAGAACGGTGCGCTCGGTGCGCCGCGCGTTCCAGGTGTCGCGCTGGACGAAAAAGCCGAAGCTCATCTCGCCGCTCAGGTCGCCGCGCTGCATGAGCTCGCGGACATCGTTGCCGAGCGTGGTATCCGGCAGCGTCGCGGTGTAGTGCAGCCCGTCGCCGCGGTCCTCGAGCGCCAGCGTGCCGGAGCGCGATCGCGCGAGCGGCATGCGCGGGTCGTGGTTGTAGAGCAACTTCACGTCGCCCCCCACGCTCGCGCCGAACGCACCCGGCGCGATGCGCTCGGTGAATGTGCGGCCGTGCTCGCTGATCTCGCGCGACTGCGCGCCGTAGACGGCGGCGACGCCCGAGAGCGTGCGCCCCTCGATCCGCTGCTCGACGCTGTTGATGTCTCGCCTAGAAATCATTGGGTGTGCCCGTGTCCGCGCTTGTGTCGCTTCCCAGGTTGGTGGTGCCGCCGCCGGCGCCGACATTCAGGGCGAGCGTCGGCTCGTCGAGGCCGGGCAGCGGCGCGAGGTCGAGCCGCGCGCGCGCCTCGTTCCGCGTCAGGAAACCGCCCTCGACTCCCGTGCGGAGGGCGGCCATCTGCTCGGCGACGCCAGGACGGATGATCGCGTCGACGTCAAAGGTCATCTCGCCGAACGGGAGCAACTTGTGCAGCACCTCGGCGCGCACCGTCTCCATCCACTGGGACAGGCAGGAGTCGACGTACATGCGCGACAGCCACTCCATGGTGCCGTAAGCGCTGCCGCTGCTCTCGGAGAGGTACGAGGTCGGGATGCCGTAGATCCTCGAGACATCGGCGACCGAGAAGCGGCGCGCGGACTCAAGGCCCGTATCGTCGAGCGTCGAGCTGATGCGCTCGACCTTCATGCCTTCGGCGAGCACGACCGGGCGCCCCGCGTTCTCGCTGCCCGAGTGACGCATCTCGTAGTCGGCCATGATCCGCTGGCGCGCTTCGAGCGAGAGCGGTCCCGGATGGACGAGCGCAATCTTGGGGTTGCCGCCGTTGCTGTAGGCGTTGAGCGCCATGCGCTCCTGCGAGGCCATGAGCGAGACGGCCGTGTTGCACAGGCGGACGGGCGAGTCGCCCCAGAGGCCCGTGGTGCCGGGCGCGCGGAAGTGCAGCACCTGCTCGAGCGCGAGGTCGCCGTACTGCGCGGACCGGTAGAACGGCCGCGGCCCCGTGTTGTCGATCGACACGCTCTCGGCGTCGAGCGGAATGAGCTCGATCAGGTCGCCGCCGAGCGTGCGGTTGATGAGCGCAAACGAGTTGCCGAAGAGCAGCGTCTGGAGCACCATGCTGCGCTTGAACTCGAAGCCTGGCATGAGCGTCGATGGATTCCGCCAGAGCGCGTCGACGGTCGGGTTGCTGATCGTTGCGCGCGTGCGCGCGATGTCGGACGCGATCAGGCTGGTCGCGCGGTAGATCGGCGTGTAGCGGATCGCGTTGATCGCGGTGACGAGCATCGGCCCGCCGCTCGATGGTTCGATCGGCAGGTTCGTGTACGGGTAGTACCCGACGAAGAGACGCTGGAGGAGACTCCGCAGCACGGGCGGAGTCTAAAAACGAGGTCAAGCGATGACTGGCGCTAAACCTCGGATTCGTAACAACTTGCCTGCTTGCCGCCCCACGTGTGGACGGCGATCACCGCGGCGACGAGCGGGTCAATGATCTGCGTCCTGCGCGAAGCCTTGTCGAGCATGATGTTGTTGTTTCGGTCGCGGCGCGCGATCGCCGTCCGGCAGGCGACCTTCATGATGGGATCCTCGCCGATCACCAGCTGCTTGGCCGCCCACATGTTCTGCCAGAGCTGGCAGCCGGGGCCCATGGTTGCCACTCCCATTCGGTAGGGCTGCATCGGCAGCGCGTCCTGGACGCACGCCTCGATCAGGTAGGCCGCGCCCCATGCGTCGTAGCCGATCGACCGCAGGTCGAACTCGTCGCGCAGGTCGTTGAGCGTCTTGCGGACCACCTCGTAGTCGACCTCGGCGCCGGGCGTCAGGTCGAGCCGCCCTTGCTCCGCCCACGCGCGCACCGGCAGGCGGTAGTCGAGCTCGCGCTGCTTCACGTTCGCCGACGGCCACCAGTACCGCCCGCGCAGCGCGCAGCGCCCGTCCTCGAGCGGCACGGCCACGACCAGGGCGGTCATGTCCAAGGTCTTGGACAGGTCGAGGCCGACCCACGCGGGGCGCTTGCGGAGGGACGCCCAGTCGATTTCCTTGCCACCCGGCCAGAGCGACATGTCGAGCCAGCCCTCGCCTTCCTCGCTCATGCGCGCAGCGATGAACCGCGAGAAGTCGCGCCGCCCGGCGCTCGTCGTCTTCAGCGTCTGCCACTGCTGGCGGATGCCGCGAAGGCTTGGCTGGCCGTGCGCCATGCCGGGATTCGCCTTGGGCCACGCCGTCTCGTCCTCGAGCTGGTCGGCCGAGTCGAGGCCGTACAGGATCGGCACGAACGAATCGTCCTCGGCCTCGCCCGTCAGCACCGCCTCGGCCTCGGTGATCTTCTGGGCGTACACGCCGTCGGGGTTGTCGGCCGGCGTCGAGATGATGATGCCGAGCGAGTTGCGCCTCTTGGCGCCCGTGGTGACAAGCTTCGTGATGCTGTCGCGGTTCTTGAACTCCGCGGCCTCGTCGGCGATCCAAAGCGACGGCGTCAGGCCGTCCAGGCTCTTGGGGCTGTTGGTGAGGGCGGTGATAAGGCAGTCCTCCTCGGTGCGCTCCATGCGTTCCCAGAGCACCTTGGTGTCTGGGCGCGCCAGCCGACGGGCCATCTGGTTGGCTTTGTCGAGGCAAATCTCTGCCTGCTCGATCTTGTTGGCGATGATGTGGACGCGGCGGCCCGGCCCTTCCCAGAAGTCCCAGAGGGCGCAGCCGGCGGCGAAGGTGGTCTTGCCGTTGCCGCGCGCGACCTGGAGCATGCCGAGCTTGACCCGCCGCGAGCCGTCGTCGGACCACCGCCAGCCGAACCACTGGGCGACGATCCAGAGTTGCCACGGGTGCAGGATGAACGGCTCGCCCATGTAGTCGTCGACGAGGTTGACCGCGGCAAAGTGGTCGTCGATTGCGGCGACATACGCCCAGTCCATGCGGAGGTCGCCGCGGTTGAGGTCGCGGTACCACCGCTGGACTGCAGCGTAAACCCATTTGCTGGTGGCGATTGCGCCCGATTGGACGCCATCGGTGTATTCGAGCACGATGGATCGGACGTCACGAGGCATGGATGCGCTCTTTCATCGAGCA